CGGTGCTAGGGTCCTCGAATGGCTGGTAGCGACCCTCGGACCCTCAGTGAGCGTACGGGCTGACTGGGGCCTACAAGGGCTTGAGGCGGCCGGGGACCCCGGCGAGAAAGTCGATCCGTTCGGCGCGGCATCATTGCTCTGGATGGGCAACGGAACCTCCCCAGACTGGCTGTTCGATGTCACGACCGAGACCGAGGACGACGAGCTTCTTCGTCTTCTCGGGCTTACTCGCCGGACCCAGAACCGGTTGATGAACGAGGGCACGGACTGCCCGATCCGATGGCAGACGGGGACGAGCTGCATGGCCTGCCCGCTAAGTGAGGCCACGAATCCCTCGTCCCCGAAATGCCAGCTCTGCCGGACCAGCACCCAGGAAGAACGGATAGAGACCGTCCTGGCTGCCAAGCAGAGCGATGGGGGCTAACGGGTCCCACGGCCCGCAGCCCTTCACGCAGCGGCACGCCTCGACCATCTTCCTCCGCGTCCCCGCCCCCGAGTGGGTTGCGATCACCCGAGGCACGAAGACCGAGTTCCGCGCATCCCCGAACGCGGTGACGCAAGCGCTCAACATCGAGCCTCCGACTCCAGTCGTGGCTTATCGCCACGTCAGAAGCCGCCACCCGAGCGATGCCTACGACGCGGCGCTGATGATGCTGGAGGAGACCTGGCAGGAGCCGCTGATGGCGATCTCCGAGGAGTCGCTGCGGCGAGAAGGCCATGAGAGCGTCGCCCACTTCCGGCGCTACTGGATGCGGCGCACCAGGCGCCGGTTCGCGCCGACTAGGATGGTGCGCGTCTTCAGGGTCCGTCCGTGGCAGGAGGGAGACTGGCAGGCCAGCGCGGAGCTACTGATGAACCGACTCTACGGACAATTCCGTGAAGCGAACTCGACTTAGGCGAAAACCGAAGTCGAGAGAGAGTGAAGCTGAGCGCATCTCGCATCAGCTTTTCCGCGAAGCTGCCCAGAAGCAGCGCTGTTGCACGATGTGTGGGAAAGCCGGTAGCGACTGGCATCCGCACCATGTGGTCTATGCGCAGCATCTCCGAGGGGAAGGGCATCCTGTCTACGATTCCCGGAACAGTATGCGGCTCTGTGTCGAGTGTCATGCCGCGCACCACAACAGGTCTCGCGTTATACCGCTCTTGAAGCTCCTCGATATGCACATCGACTATGCCTTCGAGAAGATGGGCGTCCGGGCGCACTCCTACCTGCTTCGACTGTATAGTGGCGAGGACGAGCGGCTGGACGATCGGCTAAGGCAAGCGGAGGAGGGTGAGGGTGAGCGAAGCGCAGCAACCCCAGGAACAGCAGTTTGAGGTCGAACGTCCCGGAGGCGGCAAACTTACCCTGATCGGACCCGATGAGGTCGAAGTCTGGGAACAGCTCCGGGATAAGTACGTCAGGGATTACTCGCTGACCAAAGCCAACGACCTCGCGCTGCTGGGCGCCATCCTCTCTCAGCACCTAATCATCTTCCGCGCCGAGCAGCGGCTGAACGGCATGGAGCCGGAGCTGGATCACGGCGGAGTGCCTACCGGCCGCTACAAGCACAACCCGCCTTCGGCGAATGACATCGCCGGGGCGCAGAAGGCGATCACCAGTGCATCGAAAGAGATTCGGGAACTGGAGTCATCTCTAGGCATCGACAAGAAGACCCGTGAGGCCGGGGGGCAGCACACTGTCGGCGACTATGTGACCAAACTGAAGAAAGCCGCACATCAGATGGGAGTCCACATCTCTCAGCGTGTGTTGGCCTATGAAGAATTTTGCATGGAGCTGAAGTGGAAACTCCGTGTCCTCCAAAACGCCGATGACGAGGACAAGGCGTACGAAGACCTCTCCCCGGAGAAGGTGATGGAGTGGGCATCGAAAGAGTTGGCCCGCCTGGAGGAGGTAGACAAGAAATTCGCCAAAGAGAAGGGGAAGGTCTTCGTTGGACAGCTCTAAGAAGAAGCGCCGGTGGAGCTGGAAGAACATCCACGAATTCCTCACCCTCTCGGCATGGGTTGTGGTGTGGGAGCTGGTGTTTATGATCTGGGTCTTCCTGATGGTGAAGGGGCGTGCGTGAGCCAGGCCCTGGGAATGATCGAAGGTCTCGGCTCGGGTGAAAACATTGTCTGGGCGGAGGGCCTGTGGACGTTTGACGAGGACGACATGCTGCTCATGGCGTTGCTCCAGGACCCGATCTTCGCCACCGAGCTGTGCTGGTATGACCCCGCCAACCGAGAGTATGGGGGTTGCTACCGGGTCAGGGATTACCAGTACCCCCTCTTCCGCATTCACGATCGCTACGCCGGTGCCGCCTGCGCGAGGTCGGTCGGTAAGACGGAGAGCATCAAGGCCCGTGCGTTCACCCACCCCTTCAAACGCATCGGTGAGAACCTGCTGGTTACCGCGCCCGAGCTGATCCATCTCCTGCCCCTCACGGACTCGATCGAGGACCGCATCCAGGATACTCGGATCACCCGCGAGTTCCTGGATACGCGCAACCAGAAATCGGGCTTCACCCACCGCCCCTTCCAGGTGGACTTCCTCGACGGCACCAAAATCGTCGGCCGCATCCCGAAGGTGACTGGCACCGGCGTCAAGGGTCAGCACCAGCCGGACCTGATTGTGGAGGAGGCCCAGGACTATCCAGAAAAAGGCTGGATCGAGATACATGAGACGGTGGAAAAGGATCACACCGACGCCGAGGGCAACCCGGACTTCACCTACCACTTCTATGGCGTCCACTCCGGCGCGCGCGACTCGGGCTTCTTCAAGCGCGTCAACGAGGGTGTCTTCAAGCTGATCCAGATCACTGCGATGCAGCGACCGGGCTGGTCGGCGGAGGAGAAGGAGGCGGCGAAGGCGGCCTATGGCGGTACCTCCTCGCCCGACTACCGCCGCAACATCTACGGCGAGCCGGGTTCGGCCGCGTCGCCTTACTTCGTGACCTCCCGCCTAATCGCCTGCATCGACCAGGATCGCGAGTCTCGGTACAACGAGATGGAGTACGTCCATCAGGAACTCCGCGCCGAGGAACTGGACGACATGCGGATGTCGATCGGTGAGGCGCTGAACCTCCCGCCCCAGTTCGGCGATGTCTACTGCGGCGCCGACATCGGTCTGACGACCTCGCCGACGGTGATCTCGGTCTTCAGCCATGAGACGATCGACAAGGTGCCCCGGCTGAAGCTGATCCGCCGGTACACGATGGAGCGGTTCCGCGAGCGCTCGATCCGCGAGGCCATGTACGCACTCGGCTGGCATTTCGGCGGCAAGCTCCAGGCGTTCGGCATTGACGCTACCGGCCTCGGCGCCCCGATCTTCCAGGCGATGGAGGACGACGAGACCGCGCCGGGGCGGCTGCTCGAAGTTCAGCGGGGCTACAAATTCAACGCCCTGGTCCCGGTGAATGTGGACGAGAGCTTCGTCGTCACCGACTCGAACGGCCAGCTCCGCGACCAGTTCGGCTCCGCAGTGAAGATGGAGATCGATCCGAGAACCGGGGTCGAGCGGCCGGTCACCTACATGCCGATGATCGAGGCCAGCACGCGCTATCTGCGGCGCTTCGTGGACGACGGCTTCCTCCTGCTGCCGTTCGACACCGCGATCACCACTGACATGCAGGGTGAGACTCAGCAGCGGGTGAAAGCGGTCGGCGAGCGCAAAGGCAAGCCGAACATGTTCCACATCCTCGACTCCTTCCGGGCGATGGGGATGGCATTCAAGGCTGACGAGATCGAAGCACAGTTGAACGCTGAGCCAGCCTCGGTCCTAGACACCGCCCTCGACCTCTCCACCGACCCGTCCGAAGGGATGCTGGATAGCGGTGGTCTGTGGTGAGCGCTCTGGAGGAGTGCAAGGAAACGCTGCAACGTGTCAGCCGCATCAGGATTCCTAACCTGCGGGTGAAGGACTCCGACGATCAGCCGCTGTCGCCTGGACAGAAGATCGAGCAACTTGAGTCGTACCTTCTGCTTACCGCTGAGGGCCGCCAGGAAGCCCACTTGGCGAAGCTGATCGTGCAGGAAGCGCTCGATGTCCTCCAGGAAGAATGGGACCAGATCGAGGGCTGGGAGATCGAGCTGCCCTCGAACTCGAAAAGGACTGGCCCCGAAGTGGTCGAGGCGAAGCGCCGGACCAACCCCGATCTCTACGGCTCGATCCAGACGGCGAAGAGGCTGATCGATCGCCTCGGCGAGCAGATCAAGCGCCTGGAGAAGGACGACGGGGTGTCGAGTCGGGCCTACACCCTGATTACCGGGGGGTAGGGGGTGTATGCTGCGCGGCGATGGGTCGAGACATCGGATCGCACAGCTTCCGCGAGGAGCTTGACTCCCACGCCGACCGCCTAACCGAGCTGGAGAAAAGTGGGGGTGGCGGCGGGGACCAACTGCCCCTCTTTCTTGAAGACATCTTTGGCCAGGTATCCGGCAGTCCGGCCAATCTTCTAATCGGCAACAATCTGACCCTCTCGACCCCTGAAGAGGGGTGGATGAAGATCGATGCCAACGACCAGCTTACGCTGGTTCAGGAGGGCACGAACGAATGGTCGGGGATCGACAAACTCGTATTTGGCTTCGGGCTGGATGTGGAAGACAATTCGGGCGAAGGTGAGATCATCGTCAGGCAGAGTCCGCTCCTTCAGGTCGATGCTGTTAGCGGGGTGAGCCAGATCAACCTCGGGCCGGGGCTGACGATGGAAGACAATGGTGATGGCGTCATCACCATTGCGCTCGCCTAGTAGGTCCGTCCGACCTTCTCCCTAGCCTCCTCCGGGTCAAGTCAAGTCTTGGGTCGCCGTCTGCCGTAGGGCACATGGGCGGCCCGTCAAGTCCAGGAGGATCACCATGAGCCAGAACACTGGCCCGACCGTCGAGTTCTTCGAGACCGACGGCACCAAGCCCGGCGTCAACACCGACGTGAGGATTCAGGTCTCCCTCAACGGGAAGCTCATTGTCGTCAACAGGACCGTCGGCAAAGGGCCGGAACCGGAGCAGAAAGAGGTCCGCGAGCTGTACGGCGTCAACTGGGTGGAGTTCGACAACCTCGTCGGGCGGCTGCTCACCCTCTGCGACGCCACCTTCACCGACCCCCAGCAGCGCAAGGCGTTCAAGGACCTGGTGCGCCACGCGATCAAGGAGTGGGTCGCCTCGATCATCAACGGCGCGGCGGAGGACGCGGGTAGGCCCGGCGGGGTCAGCGTGCCCTTCGTCGGCGGCGTACTCGATCAGCCCGGCGGCCTGTTCGGGGTCGAGGGGGAGCCGACGCCCTAGCTATGCTGCCCGCGTCCTCGGGCTAAGGGCAGCGCCCGCCCCGATCCTCCCTGACCGGGGCGGGCGCAATTTACGACATCCATATTACGGATTTCGTAAGGTAGACCTTCTACAGGGGGTAGCAGACTTCTTCCCCCAGGGGCGCAAAGTTTGCTAGGATGCCCGCGTCCTGCTGCATCCGGTCCCTCGAAGAAACCAGATAATGCACCAGGGGAGTGACGAATTACCGCAGTACCGCAGTGCGAAGGCCCCCGAGTCAGCACCGGGGGTCTTCGCGTCTAAGGACCCCGATTCCCGGCGTTAGACCGGCGAGGGCGGGGGCTTAACCGGCGTGGTGCGGGCGACAACGCCGGTGCGGCTCGTAGATTAGGAGGGATGGAGCAGACGGAGACCGGGCTGATCGTCCCGGACGCGCTGGCGATGCGGCACCAGGCCGAGGAGATGCCCGATCGGGTCATCATCGACAATCGGACGGAGCTGGCCGATGCCCCGGTCATTGAGGCCGTCCGCGACATGTTCGTGGAGCATGCCTCCCTCGCGGGCGTCGAACGCTCGACCTTCCAGACCTACGCCTCGGAAGGCTCGCTCCTCGCCCGTCGCAAATTCCAGGTCCCCTCGAACGTCATAGACGAGATCAAACTGGCGCGATCGCTCGCCGAGCGCGATGACGACGTGGCGGCCGTGATCGGCGAGATGATCGCGGTGGCCTTCGGCGACGGCTACGAACACCAGGGTGAAGACGAGGCCACCGTGGCCCTGTTCTCCGAGATGGCCAAAGCGAAATACACCGGTCTGACCGTTGCGCTCCAGGAGATGTACCGCGAGCTGCTGATCTCCTCGCAGATGAATACGGCGATGCTGTTTACCCGCGAGCAGGTGAACTACACCCTCCAGGGGAGCGACCGGCGCCTGAGCAAACGCCTCGCGGTCCCGCTGATCGGTGTGTTGCACGCGGAGAACATCCGCGTCGTCGGCAACGACATGTTCCGCACCGGGCAGCTCGCCTACCTGCCGGACAGTGATGGCCTCGCCCGCTGGCTGGAGAAATTCTTCGACCCCAAGACCCCGGCCGCAGTGAAAGCGAAGATGGGCCGGGAAGATCGGGTCTCGGCCAACCTCTTCACCGGCAAAGTTCCACAGGAGCTGATCGATCGAGACAACCCGACCTATGCGATGCGGTGGGGCTGGAACAACCTCTACTTCCTCAACCCGAAGATGGTCCACCGCTCGACCTTCCCGAAGGGGCAGTGGAAGTACCCCAAGCCGCTGATGACGAGACAGTTCGCCCTGCTGGAGGCGAAGCGTCTGCTCAACATCATGGACTATGCGCTCCTCCAGGGCGGCTCGAACTTCATCGTCGTCGCGAAAAAGGGCACCGACCAGCGCCCGGCCCAGAAAGACGAGATCGAGAACCTTCAGCAGGTCGTCCGCGTCGCCTCGAAGACCGGGGTGATCGTCGGCGACCACAGGCTGAGCTTCGAGGTCATCACGCCGAAAATGGAGGCGCTGCTGAATCCCGACAAGCGCCGCCTCCTCGGCCGGAAGATTGCTCAGGCGATGCTGCGCATCCCCGAGACCGCCCAGGAACAGCCCGTGAAAGGCTCGAACAGCAACCCCGACCAGGAGTCGAAGGCGAGGGTCGTTACCTCCGACAGGGCGCTAATCAAGACCCACGTCGAGGATTTCGTCTACGAGGAGGTCGTCAACCGCAACTCGAACGTCTTCCGGCGCGCGCCGAGCCTGGCCTTCCCGAAGATCGTCCTCCAGGGCACCCAGTTCTTCACCGACTACATGCTCAAGCTCCGGGACCGTGGCGACATCCCGCGCAAATGGGCGGTCGAGTTCGCGGGCTTCGACTTCGACGCGGCGGTCGAGCAGCGCAAGCGCGAGATCGACTCCGGCGCCGACGAGATTCTGCAACCGGCCGCCGTGCCGTTCTCCTCGCCGGACGCCGGTCCCCAGGACAACCAGCCGGGTCGGCCGCCGGGCAGCCGCGATCAGCCGCCCGGCTCGCCGCCGGGGCTGCCGGAACCGAAACGTCTGCTCACCCAGAACCCCGGAGAGACGATCCGCTCCTGGTACGAGGAGGAAGTCGATGCCGTCGTGCGGATGGGCGAGATCACCTACGCGATCCTCGACCAGTTCGAGCATCGCACCGTCGGCCGGGTCACCACGACCGAGCGCAGCGTCCTCGACGGCGACCACGAAGAGGCGGTCCAGCGCGGCACGACCCTCTACGTGCCGGTGAACCCGAGCTACGAGGTCGGCGACTGCAAAGCGATCCGGCTCTCCGGCGGCCTCTCGATGATCTTGGGCCAGCGGAAGCGCGATGGGGCCTGGGTGGCGAAGCTGCTCTCCTTCCGCGACACCGAGTTCACTGCCCTGGAGGCAGAGGAGAAGGTGCTGCGGTGGGGCTACTCGGTGAAGATGCCCGAGGAGCCGGAGCCGGGGCCGGAACCCGCCGACAGCTAAACCGCCGACTCCAGTCGTAGATTAGGAAAGATGGAGCCGCAAGTTTTCGAGCGCGGCCAGAGCGTCTTCCTGGTCGCACCGATCGCCCCGATCAAGCCCCGCGAGGACGAGATCGAGCATTTCGCGTTCGCCAAACAGCTCCGCGACATGGCGCCGAACGAAAACCTGGTCTGGCTCCAGGGCAGCTACGTCGAGGCCGACAACCCCAACCGCAACGGTCACGTCTGGACCGCCGGTGAGCTGGGGATCAAGTCGCTCACCCCGGCGTTCATGCCGGTCACCGTCATGCACGACCCGCGTACCGCCGTCGGCCTGATCGCTGACACCGAGCTGAAGACGCCGGAGAAAGACGGCGTGCCGCGCTCGAAGATCGAGACGGCGCTGGCCCTATGGGGGCACCGTTTCCCCGAGGTGATCGAGGAGGCGGAACTGAACTACAAGGCCGGAACGCTCATGCAGTCGATGGAGTGCCGGTCCCCCTACTACTCCTGCG